TTGACAACCATTTGTTAATCCACCTTTGTCTTACTAGAATTTTGTATTCCCTTAGCAACAGTTCCAAGCGCACCAACTCTAGCTGCTGTTCTTTCGTTTCTGCCTCTGCGCACTTCAGCATAAGCCTCTGCGTCTGATTGCAATGATTTAAGGAGCGACATTCTTCCGATACCCTTCAGGGTGTTGCCTAATGCCTCTCTGTCTCTTTCAAGTATTCGAGCTACAGTTGGGCCACTAAGCTCACGGGTTGCACTAAGCGCGGCAATGTTAGCTTTTTCTAGTGTCTCGGCTTCTTGCTGGCGCACCAAGGAAGCATTCATTGCCTCAACCTTTTGCAGCTTCTTGTCTACCTCTTTAACCCTAAAGCTGTTAAGCAACGACTCCTCATAAGCAGCCTCCCCAGCTTGCACTTGAGCCGCCGCTGATATTACGCTGAAAACTAAACCGACACTCATTACAGTACAAGCTCCGCTATTAGCCCATTAACCTGTAGTGGCAGTGGGTCTTTCTGCTCAATAGTTACTTGAGGGTCTCGGCTGTGGCCCAGAACCCTAACCTCTTTCTTACCAGTAAACGCACTGTCTGGAGAGAAAGACCTGTTGTTAATCTTAAAAGACCTAGCATCCTTTAGGTCTAGGATTACGTTACTAATCCCACGGACATCACCAGTAACAGGCCCATTGCCTGACGTAACGTCAATTGGATTGCTTACGATCTTTGCTGTAAACCTCTTGCCCACATACGCATGGGTAAATGCTGACTCGGAGTATAGACTCAAATCAACCTCTTCACTTGCGTTTACTGTAATCTCGCCAAGGTATGACTGCTTGCCGTCTTTTAGCCCAATTACGTCAACAACGTCCCCGTCATTATACAGAGCGCTTACATCGACAGCATTTGTGGTGACAGCACCATAGAGGTAAAAGTCTAAGCCAACGTCACCTTCAAACTCACAGAGTTGCAGCTTGTCGTTCTCGTCGTACACATTAACAAACAGCCTGTTGTGCAAAGCTACTGTTCCAGCAAACCTGCCGTTAGTAGTTACCCGCGTCCAAGACGCTCGCTTCTCTGCCCGGTTAGATGAGAACAAAGTCCCCTCTCCACCTTTGGATACAAGGAAGGCATATGAGTCAGACAAATCGAACGCAGAGTGTACGACAGCCATAGATTGAGGGTGGTCAATCAGATGTCCAGACAGCGTTGACACCGAGGAGGCCGTGTAAGCGTCCTCAGAGTCCGTGTAGAGATATTCCCTCACAGTATGCCCATCGTGCTGAACAAAGCATGTAGCGCCGTCTATGGAGGCCGGAGTGACAAACTCGGTGCCGTATGGCGTCTGCTTTCTGATCTGTGCGTTCGTAGGCGTGATCGCTTGGTTCAAGTAAGTGGGAATATAAAGCTCGCCAGAAGCCGTAAACACTTGCAAGTCCCGGTTGGAGATCATGTAACGTATCTCGTTTACTTGGCCTGTAGCAGCGGTCAGATCAAATGAGTCAGTGTCTTCCGCATCACCTACGTCGAAGTTAAAGAACTTGCCGATCTGGCTCATCCAAATTGTATCTGGCTGTGCAAGCGTTCCGCCAAACACCAATCTGTTTTCATGGAAGCAAACGGCAGCAGGATAACCACGAACAGCAGAGAACACCTGCTCGGACCAATCTGCGGTAGGCGCATGTGTTACAATCTTAACGTATCCGCCGCCGTCTTCAGAAGCGTTGGCCGTACCGCCAGCAGTAAATGTGTAGGTGTTCTCGTCTATAATAGTCCCAACAGTCCTAGCGCCGTTAAGGTTGCCAGTGTTGATGCCACCAACAGCAGCAGCTTCTTCTATTGTAATAGACTCCCCACCAGAAAATCCGTGCTCAATATGTGTAACTTCTACTGTTGAAGAACCTTCGATTGTACGAAGAGGATTAAGTACGGCCAGTCTAATTTTAAGTGTATCGACAACATTGCCAGTTGCCGAGGTTGCTGAGTTGACTGCCGTAATCTCGATCTCTGATTGATGGTATCTAATGATAGTGCCAACGTGGCCAGCAACCCAATAGTCTGAACTTGTGACCAAGGTAATACCAGTGCCAGTTGTAGCAGATGGATCTAACGTAACACCTTGCGCCTGGAAGTCATAGTAAGGTTGATAAACCTGATGATTGTCAGCCCGAGTATCAAATGAGAACGTGCTGACATCGAAGTTAGTCAGGCTTGTTCTGGTCACAAGTCGTGGCGCAAAGAGCGGATGACAGATGAACATAACGTCACCGTACTGAGCAACAGTGTATTGATTGATGTAGTCTTGATCGAACGGCAGGGCGGCGGAGTTCACATCTGCCGTTACCGTGTCAACAAGGGACACTGAGCCATCGCCCAGCAAGCGGAAGGCTCTAAGTTTTTGGTGTTCAATCGAGATAACGTACTGTTCGTTGTCATCGAATATAAAGGATGCAAGGAAAGACTTGTTAGGATTGTTGGCATCATACGTTAGATTGTAATCGTGTATGTGCTTTAGCCCGTGACGCTTCTTCAATGAACCTTCTGCCATCACTAGAAAATTCTCAACTCGCTGCGCAGACGAATTGAGAATTGGTGTGTCGTTACGGCTAATAAGTGAATCGCTGACTTCGCCAAACTGAAAGCTACTTATTGGTACTCTAACTTTCTGCATTAACTTCGCCTTTCAGCAATAAACCTCGATGTGTTCAGCTTGCGCGTTGTCTGCGTTTGAGAGTGCAGACGCCTAGCTTGTGTCATTTGGAAGTTAGCCTTCTGCTCCATAAGAGAAGCAAGCTGGGAATCCCGCGCAGCGGATACAGCTAGAACAGCAGCCATCATATACTCAACGGCAGTCGTAAAGTACGGAGGCCAGTCAGATTCGTCAGCACGAAACACATAGTCAGCAACAAGTGTTTCAGTTTCAGAGGAATCGCAGAATACCTTTGAGCCGTATGTGTCATACTTAATCGGGAAGTCGTTTACCGTAACGGCAATCAACATAATAGACTCAGATGGAAGTTGGTAAGCTGCGCTCCAACGCCCACTCGGGGCATCGGTTAATCTGTTAAGCACAGCTTGATCTGTAGCAAAGCGCCAACGTGAGTTAGTCAAAGCTGAACGAGCCATGTCTTCGTACATTGCGTCACAAATTGTTGCTTCCGCAGTGCCATCATCAAAAGACTGAATCACATCACCGCCGATAAGCAATGATGCGCGAGAGCAGATCTTGATGGGTGTGTTTGCTACATCTGGCATATTGAAGTCGGGGGGCCGAAACCCCCCGCCCTACTTAGTTGTTGTCGAGAACTTCGTAGATACCATCGGAGTCGATTACGACAGCGCCCATGGACATCATTGAAGTTGCAAGATGCGAAACTTTTTGCGGTACATAGTTTACCTCAGTGGTCACATCGGCGTTGATGCCGAGGCCAATTGAAGAGGTATGGTACGCAAAGTTCTTGCCGCCAGCTACAGCAGACGTTGAGAAGATCTTGAAGCCCAAGAACTCTTTCATTGTCATGCCGCCTGCGAATGGCAGGTTCTGTGGTCCAACATAGTCGGAAGATGCGAACTCATTGATCGAGAACAAGTCAGCAAAACCAGCAGGGGACATAGCAAGATAGCGCTGGCCATCTTCCGGAATGTCGGCTGCGCCGAATGTGGAGAACAATGTGAGCAGGTCATCTTTAACCAATGCACCAGCAGTGTCAGCAATTTGAGTTGCGTTAGCACCAGCGTCCATAGCTGTAATGAGGATCTCATCAGTCTTGCGACCCAGAGCAGCAGCAGCAGATTGGGCTACAGCTTGACGCTCATTGATGTTGATCTTCAGCTCATCGAGCTTGTCGATGTACTCAGGCGCGTAGAAGTCAGCCATTGTTGCTTCTACGTTGGTGTGTACAAGTTCCATTGCAGTAACGTCACCGTTACGAGCTTTGGTGTTTGCAGCACCTTTGCCAATTTTTTGAAAACGAGCAACCGAACCAGTTACATTTGAAGAACGTACAGTGTTGCGGAGCTTGCTGCCCATACGCTGATACGCCAAATGTACCTCTGTTTCGAACTGCTTGATGAAGGCTTGGTCGATTGTATTAGCCATTTTATCAGTCCTAATATGAAGTTACGTTTCAACGGGTGTCCGCTCTTTCACGTCAGCAAGGGTATCCTTTCGGGCCTTTCAGTGCGTTACGGGCCGTAGTGCCTTATTGTAAACAATCTTTTCGTCTGGATTGCAACGCACAAAATCGACATACTTGTTTGCGTCTACTTCGTGTATCCCTACTGCCTCGAAGCCTAGCCATGCTGCCCAGTTAAGCATTCCTTCGTAATCTGCTAAGATTGTCATGCTCATGTATGTTTCGCTTTTGTCAAAGAAGTTGACGAGTAGCTTTGATCCACGCGCCATGGCGTGAAAGTTTTGCTTCAAACCATCTGAAAACATTGAAAACATTTGCGGAGACTCGCGGTCATCATTGTACCAAAGCCCACCAACCATAAGGAAAGTGTCGTCATTACGTCTACAAAGATAAGAGTCTGCGGTATCGTGCATCTCGTGAAGAGCTTGCCTGATGTCCGTATGCCCCAGCAAAAGAAGCTCACGCCTATTCTCTGGGCTTAGGTTCTCAGCTACTTCATCAACGTGGCCGAGAGTAAACGGGGTGAGATAGTAATCACCCCGCTTCAGTATCTTAACTTCTGTAGACCTGTTTGAAGCCAGCTTCGACTTCCCGTACAAAGTTTGGGTCTCGGTCTTTTGGACTGTAATATCTTGGATCACTCATCATCTCCCTGAGCTTTGCTTCACTCAGTCCGGCTGTTGGCTGAGTATTCCCAGCAAATGATCCACCTTTTAGGGCTTCTTGTATAGCCTCTAATGCTAGAATGCCCTCATGGCTTTCGCACATCCGTTCGATTGCAGGCATCGCGTCCTCTGGGAAGAACTTACTTGCAAACATAGAGGCTGCCTCAATCCGAGTGTCAGCATTCTCGCCTAGCTTTGCTGCCTCTGCCTCAAGGTCAGGACCGCTATCCGTACCAACGGACTGAGCATACATCTCAATCCCCTGCTGAAACTCCTCTTGGGAGAAGCCGTTTTCAAAAGCGTGATCGGACCACCACTTCAAAAGCTCATTATCTACAGAGGCTTCTGGATCAATAATGTCAGGCAACTCATAATCGCCTGCGCTCTCTGGTCGGCTGCTAAACGCTTCTGCCTGAATCTCTTCAAGCAGTTTATTGCGAATATCTTCCTCTTTAGCGCCCAGCTTGGAGGACAACTCAGAGTAAGCCTTCGCTAAATCTTCGCCGCTATTGTACTTCTCTGGAAGCCATTCGGGACGCTCTTGTGACGTTACGTCACTTTCCACAACAAAGTCTCGTGACGTTGCGTCACTTTCACCTGCTGCTACTTGACCTTCTACTTCTTCACTCATTTGTTTTTGCTCCTATGTGCATGTGAGATACGCTGTTCGATAAGCCCAACAATGTAACGCTGGCCTTCAACGTGTCTCAACTCCTCCGTTGTCACGTTAGGACCGTGAACCATCTCAATGGTTACGGACCGCAAGTAACTCAACACTTCCTTCCCAGTTGGTGTTGAGAATATTTCAGCAATATTCTTGCTGATCTCTATGTCTTTTTCGGCAGAACGCTGAAAACCATCCTTGCCAATATTAACCTTGTTGTTCAACAGGGGCTCCCATCTGTTGCTGCGCCATTTGCTGTGCCATTGCCGCTAACTGCTTACGCTGCTCTTCATCACGGATTAGGCTTTCTGGTACACCAAACTTCTTAGCAAGATGTATTGCGGTTTGCTCCCCGTCAATAAGAAGCTGCAACATCTCTGGGCCAAACGCACCACCGATAAGCTCAAGGAACCTAGATACTGTAGAAATATCTTGATTTGCCTGCGCTTGAGCAAGCGGAGATACAGAACGAATCTTAACTTCGCGTCCGTTTACAGTCGGAACTTCAATACGTCCTTGTTTTTTAAGGATATATATCACACGCTGAAGCAAAGGTTGCACCAATTCTGCCTGCAATCGGCCAAAAGCAGAGCCCATACGACGAGATAAATCAGCCATACGCTCTGCAACTTCTGTTGCGGTGGCTGGTGTTCGGTCTGGATTGCCGAGCATATCGTTGTATAGCGCACGTTTTATGTTTAACCGCATGTCACTAAGGACAAGTTGCGCCACATCGAAGCTGCC